GTCTTTAAACGCCACGTTATTCCTATGATTATAGACATACATTGGCCTTTCACAATAAGATCCCAAATATTTGGAGATCCCATGTTTATCGGGGGAAAGTATTCCACCCATACGCTTGATATTCTGTCCGATCCTTTTAAGAAACTTAACAGGACCAAAACAAAAATGGTCATCTCCACCGATGTGGATGACCTTCCAAGGCTTGTAGGGCCAATCATCATTTGTGAGTGATGCCCCGCAGTGCTGTAAGTACGACAATTCTGTCGCGACTAACATAAATAATGTGAGAATTGGCTTCGCCATAATCCCACCCATAAAAACACCTCTTACATTCATGTAAGAGTCTATGACAATTCCGTCACGGTCGTGTGTTTCTACAAAAGATTTCCTTAGTCTATCCAGACATAGGAACGTGTATGGAGTCATGGGTAAACCAGCTCCTTTCATGTAACCTTTTATCATAGCAATCGCCACGTTAAAAGGTATAGCATTCGTTGCATTTTTCAAATCTGAAAACAGATAGGAAAAATCTTTATGATGCTTTTCCTGGTATTTCACTCCAGAAAGCATTTTATGAGCTTCCCACGCTTGATCTTGTCTAGTGAAACTAGAGAAGACCTGAGGATGCCTTTTCAGGTGCCCCTTCAGCGTGTGAGCTAATGGTGAAAGGAACATGTTTTCATGCCACTCACCTATAGTAACAATCCTAGCCTTGTTCCCACATTCGGGAACAGTTAGGACCTTCCTCCTGGGAATCTTAGATAAGCTTTTCCAGGCGCAATAAATTAACCGTTTTCCTGCATCGACATCAAGTCCGCAGTGAACGATCTTCGCACCAAATTCTTTTGTAATATCAAAATCATCCGGAAGTGGCTTCCCGCTCAAAAGCAGAGCCCACGGTCCGGTTGTTGGTACGTCGTATCCCTCGATTCCGAAAATATTTCCGAAATCTAGGGTAGTTTCCACTTTCTCTTCTTCATATTTGAATTGTTGAAAGGGGTCTATCATGGATTCAGCTGGTTCCAGAAACTTTCTGCCTGCTAATTCCGTAGTAAA